ACGGGAAACGGTTATTATTCTTTGATCTGCTGCGGATCGTGGCAATCGTGGGTGTTGTATTCTATCATCTCGCGCAGGTGTATTCGCTGGATCCGTTCAAGAACGAGAACCTGGTCTTTAATATTTTTTATCTCAATACTGGTATTATTGGTGTCGAGATATTCTTTTTTGTCTCTGGAGCGACGCTTGAATATACTTATTCCGGCCTTAAGGGTTTTGATAGAATTTTGGAATTCTACGCCCACCGCCTCATCCGGATTTATCCTGCGTTCTGGATCAGCCTGCTGATTGCGATCATCCTGACCCCGGGGTTTATGATAGGGGCGACTCCGAGCAAGTGGTTGCAGGAGATCGCGGGATTTATGACTATGACTGGTCAATGGGGGGCATCAATTCATCCGATCTCGTGGTTTATAGGTGCCATCATCATTTTCTATTTTGCATTTCCTGCCCTGTCGTGGGTTATCGGCAAGAGGCCGTATACAATGATCATTATTATTGCACTTGTCGCCTTGACGACGCGATATCTTCTAACCATCGGGGCAGTTAATATAGGGGTATCAGGTGGGCGGTGGTTCCCGCTCTGTAATTTATTCGCGTTTGCCCTCGGAATATTCCTCATAAGAATCGGGGCATATCCTCGGGTAGAATATACTTCAAAAGAACTCTCTGTCGCTGCTGAGTTTACATTTTACATATTTTTGATAAACAACCTGCCATACTTGCTGGAGATTTCAAAAAATTCATTGATCCTTTACCTCACCAGCTTATTTTTGCTTGCATGGTTGGTGATGCTTGGGGACCAGAGAATCCAGGAACGATTAAAAAGGATATTGGATCAGAGGTAATAAGTCCTTATATAGAGTTCTGAAACGCCGTAAACCACGCCATAATCGTAGAGCGTAATTGTTATATGATTTGTCCCGACGTCCAGGATACTTTTAATGTTAATTGGATTTAACCACCCAGCTCCACCCAGAGATAATGTCCCTTTCGGCCCGGTGATTGACAGAGTATTATCCACTGCCAATAGATCAAATTATATTCAGGATCTGCAAGGGGCCCCCCGATATAGATGTTGTCAGTGCCGTTATAGCTGAACGGGAGGTTTCCGTCAAATACTATATACTCGATTTGAGCGGTCGACACCCCAGTAAATCCCCCTGCAAGGGACATATCAATCACTCCGATCGGTTCCGGCTCCTCGATATCCCCCACCGTAACATCGGCACCGGATGTGATGGTGGCGGTCGCACCGGTTGCGCTGTAATTTCCGTTTTTCTCTCCCCAGAGTTTCACGTAATATGTAGTGAGGGGGCCTGAGAACCGGATCCGGATGTTCGTTGTCGATATAGGATATTTCACCGACCGACAACTCGCAGGGTTACCGTACTGTAAAACTATTCCGGGCGCTGACGGATATCCTGTCGTTTGATAATTTACTGAGACAGTCAGGTTGTTGGTGCCCGGTGCCCATGTCAGGAACCAGTAATTATGATCGGCGGGGTCTACTTCACAGCGGGTGATTATCGGTACTCCAACGACGAGGAGATCGGTGCTGCCCCCGGATGCCGCGAGGATTGGGATGCAAACAACTCCTCCCCGGGATTCCTGTACGCTGATTTTCGCTCCCACCGGGATCCCCCCGGCTACTGATGGGGTGCTGGTGCTGTCCCGGCCTTTCCCTTTGTTCCCGGCCTCCGTCTCGTAGGTGATCGTCCATCCATCCGTTGCGGTGACTGTTGCGAGCTCCTGCTGAAATTTCTTGGTTTCGAGGCTATCGATAATTTGTTCGACTTTTGAGATGGAATCCTTGTAAGTCATTCCGTATTTTTGTAGGATTGAGAACGCCGATGAGAGCATGAACGTGATGTGTGTCAGGTTCTTTGCACAACCGTGCTCGTGGACGATCTTGATGATTCGGTATATTCCATCCGGAACCTTAATTCCCATCCCCGAAATATTCAGGATCTGGTAGATCTGGAGATCTGACCGGGCGGCCATCGTACCCGACCAGGAGCAGGTCCGTGCTGAATGGAGGTTGTACATATCCGTCGCATATTCGGTGAGATCCGGAAGCGTGCAGATATCTTTTGGTTCGTCACTGAATTCCCGGTACGGTCCCTCTCCGGCATCGTAATAGCTGTTTGACCGGATCACCTCGTGCCAGTTCCCCTGGAGATCCTGGCACCGGACTTTCACGACATCGGCCTGGAACTCCCCATCCTGGTCGAGCGTGACTGGCGCGATGAAATCATCCGGTCCGGAGATGGTTGCAGCTGCAGGGAGATCTAGATGGGCATCAATCGAGGTGTCCCTGATGAAATATCCCCCGGCGCGATACACGCTCCCTCCGAGGCTGCGTGGCTTGACGTGCCACTTGTAACTCATGTAATCAGCCAGCCGTTTCAGGGCGTCCCGCTTTTTCTCAAGGCTGCCGAACATGAACGGCACGGCCGGGCAGGCATCGGTATCCCAGTATCCCCCGGAGTCTTCGATGTAGGTAGGTTCAATGCCGGTTACTCGCATCCAGTTATCCCCGCCGAGGATAGCCCGGACCCAGTCCTCCGGGTAAACCTCCTCGTAATACGGCGTGTAGGGGATATCAACCGAACGCCCATCGGCCACCGCGTAGGTAACGCCACCTACACGCAGCTCCTCATTATCTGTGAACACCCCGGTCGCCGGGTAGAGTGTCATCCTTTGGTAAGAGTCGCCTGAAACGAGCTCCCTGATAGTACCTTTTGCGGCGCTGATCTGACCAATTACCGTCATCCCGATTTGGAAATTCTTGACTTTTCCATCATAATGGAGTTCTTTTGCGACGTTCGCTCCTTCACTTGTCTGGTCGTCCGGGGGAAGGAGAGAGAGATCCTTGATTTCCATGGTCTGTTTCGTCAGGAACAGCCCATAATCAACGGCCCGCATGGTCATCTTGTCCTTCGCTACATCATAGACTGCATGGGATGACGGCACGACGCCGACAAAAACACACCGGCTTACACCGTTATAATCCGGGATATTGACGTGGACCTGTGTCATATAGTCGCCGCTGAAATAGTTTCCCATCTCGTTGCCGTCCCACTCGAAGACGGCCTCCGCCATCGCGTCGTCCATGCTCTGCGACACTGTGACACTGATGAGGTTTCCGCTATCTGCAACGGGGTCGATGATCTGTGCCAACGATGCCGTCGGGTACATCGGATGATAGATGTTGACCGGAGCAAAAATGAGGTCGAGCCCGAAGGTATCGTGATCGACACCCTCGCGGTCGATGGACCCCCTGTCGAGTCGCATGATCAGCCCCCGAGGATCCAGACAGTTGAGGTATTAGTTGTGTAGCCGGCGGCGTTTGATGTATTCAGTAGCACGGTCCACCGGCCCCGCTTGACGTACTGGTGGAGCGGATTCTGGTCATTGGAGTATCTACCATCGCCGAAAGACCAGTTCCATGCTGTCGGGGTATTCGAGGAGGCGTCAGTGAACTGAATGGGGACCGGGAAGATGACAATCCCGTAATTCTTCATGAACATCGCCAGCGGGGGGGCTTCAGATGAGACGTTGATCCAGATAGGATCCGACTGGTCCCATCCCAGTGCATTGCTGGCAATCAGCGTAACCTGCCAGTGGCCCGTGTCAAACGTCTGCACTGGGTTCTGCGCGGTTGAAAACTCGATCGTTGTTGAATTATCGGAATTGGTAGCGTTCCACCCCCATGCCGTCGGGGTATTGGAACTCGTGTCGTTGATCTGGACAGCCAGCGGATCTGCACCTGTTGTAACATTACTCGTGAACGTGGCTAAGGGCGGCCCATAATACCCCGACGTGGTGGGTTCGTACGCAGCATATTTCCTTGATATTACCCAGTCGAATTCCACGGTTCCTTGTCGTGCGCCTACAAACGCGAAATATCGTCCCCCTATTCCTATCGGGGCATCTGTGTTTGATAATGCACTTCCCAACAATGACGCCCGTCGGTCGGAGTATACTTTATAGGAGGCGGATGCCGGTTCCAGACGGTGATGGAGGATTAACCACGTATCTTCCGGAATGGATCCGTATACAGTATCCTCCCCCCCCCAAGATCCGCCGCTGCGACTCTGGTGATCGATTGTCGAGGACCCCTTGTCGAGGAATAACGTGTGGAGGTTTGATGCTGAGATCAGGTATGTAGAGTTCGTGTCGAAAAGACCGATCGCCGCACCAAAAACGCTACCTCCTGAGGTGAGGTACCTAATACGGCTCTCGAATATTGTGTTATTCGCAGGAGTGTAGAAGTGGGTTACGGCATGTTTATAATTTGTAGAATCCGAACTAGAGAATACAATATATTCTGTGCCGTTGAATGATATCGACCCTGAACCCCCGGTCTCACGCCATTTTGTTGGGTTCAGCGATCCCGCAGAGAAGTCGTCGAAGAACAAGAACGTCTGTTCGGGATTTCCTAAGTTATTTTGCGTGGATGTATTGCCGTACTGGCATCGGATCTGGGTAGTATTGGACGCTGAAATTGAGGACACATTGACCCAGAATCTTGTGGTGGTACTGTTCTCGGATCCCGCCTCCCTCCAGAATGGGAGAAGATTATCCGAGGTGTCGGTAAAGATCACGTCGTTCCACGTCGCATTTGTGAGCCCCCCAGTATAAATCAGGTTCGCTGCGTTGGTCCCGGATACATTTGAGAGGAGTAGGGACACCTGATAATTCGTGAGGGTTTCTGTGCTGTTGAGGGTGAATGTGGTGAGGGCGGAGAACCCCGGGTATGCAGCAGCGGCCGGACCGGCGAGTATCAGCGCCAGCACCACCACTGCAAGAAGGATCCGGCGCATTTCTCACACCGTCCTTCCGTATTTCAGCCGCAGTGATACAAACAGGGCCGCATCGGTATCAGTGTCATTGGCATAGTCCCGGATTAGTTCCAGCAGGAGGAGGTTGCCGGAACCGCCCGGGGTGCCGAGATTGGTTTCAGCGGTCAGATGGAGATCGTTGGCTGTGATGAAGGTGTCCGTCACGCTTGCAAGAGTCCCGAGCGTGGCGTTCAGCGTGCCGTCATCCCCAACCAGGTATCCTTTGAGCGTCCACTTCACGGTCCCGCCTGCCGTCCCGGTGCAGGTCCAGCCGATGATCGCGGTCAGGGCGCCGGCGTTCCAGTCTGTCGGCATCGGGATTACCCACTGGAGCCGGGCAGCAGCGGAGTGACTGAAGGAGGCCCACGCGAAGTTCACCCCGTTCCCGAGCTCAGGGCCCTGGCCGATTGTTGCTGCGTTGTTGTCCGGTACGGTGGCCTGCAGCACGGTTAGGTTGATGTACCCGTAGATGAGGGCGGCATAGATGGCGGCGATGTTGCCGATCAGCTGCTCCCAGATACCGGTACTGAGCTTGACCGCGATCCGGGATCCGCTCGGCCATGCGTACGCGATGCCGTTGACCGCCCCGTCTGCGTTGACCGCCCGGGTTACGCCCGTAAGGTTGCCGGCTCCGGATGTGGTCGAGGCCCCGGTAATGGTGATCTCCTCTGACTGGGTTTCCGTCTCAACATTGTAGCCGATCACGATCCCTTTGGTGATTAGGGTGCCGTCCTCGTCATGGAAGACGCTGGTATCGGTCACTGGGATCGTTGTGGTACCCACCAGAAGATTCCCCGTGATTGTTGTCGAGACGCTGTTTTTCTTGAGTTTTGCGAGTGCTGCGTATGCCATCTTTTCCTCCTTACAGGGTGTCTGTAATCGTCGCGGTCACGTGCTGCGTCGATACGATAAGTTTTGTAGCCGAGACCTTGTGCCGCATCATCAGGATCGTGTCCTTGATCAGCCCGAACTCCGCAACCATGAAACTGGCGCCGGTCGTGGCGGTCCATTTGTGAGACCACGTGACGACGTTGTTGAGGATCGTTGGCGTCACACTCACCCGGGCAAGCCCGTAGGTGGTGATCTCGCTCGACAGGGTCGTATCCGCGGCCAGTTCCGCTGCCGTTCCGATCCCAAGCGCCATCTGCCAGCCGGTCAGGGCCCCGATATCGGTTGCGAATTTGTTATGCCCGACTGTCGGAATAGTGATGAGGATCCCTCCGAGCAGGCCGAGCGGGGGCATTGGCGGCAGGTCTCCAAGCCTAGCGTTGGGCCTGTGATGGAGAAGTGAGGGGAACTGCTCGAACTCCCGCCCGATCACGGTCCCGTCGGCGTCTTCTATCACGAGTTCGAGCTGGGCCATACCTTCTGGGGGCGGGGGTCTGCGGATGATTTCGGATTGCGTCATACGGTCTCCTGGACGAATTTCACGGTGAATTCCCACACATCAAACGGGGAATCGTCCGGCACTTCCCGCCATGTCAGGCTGGAAATGTAGCAATTGGTATAAGTCACGCCGTTGATCACCAGCGATGCTTTCGTGCCGCCGGTGGTCTGGATTCGGGTCTTGCCGGATGCCAACACCTGGGTGCCGATGTGCCCCTGGAGCGCCTGCAGGCTGGTGATATCGCTGAACGTGGCGGTCCTGCCCTGGAGGGTGATCTCGTTGACGTATGCCCCGGTGACTGTCCAGTCAGAAACGGTTTTTGACGGGATTGTGACCGTGCTGAATGTAGGGAGCGCCATCAGTACCCCGCCTGCGTAAGTGAACGCTCACCGGCACCGGCAGCCACGCCAACCGCCCGGGCAACTTCTTTCTCCCCGACTTTCACGATCACATCGCCGTATTTCGCAGCCCCGACACTAGCAGCGGCAACCCCGCCCCGAGCCTTGGCGATCTCGCTCTGCTGGTCCTCGGTATCCCACTGGTGCCTCATGATGAGATTACGGGCTCCGGCAACATCCCTGGGGTTGTGGGCGGACATCTCGCGGGCGTAATTCTTGTCGATGTCTGCCAGTTTGCTCTCAGCATCGAACAGGTCCTCCTTCGCCTTGGTGAGGTCATCGGTAGCCGTCTTGAGGGATTTCAACCGCTCCTCTTCGGCGCTGGTGTCGGTCAGTCTCGTGTCGGCTGCTGTTTTTGCCTCTTCTGCCAGGACATTTCCATACCCGTCTGTTTTGTACCCGGCAGCTTTCATGGCATCATCGCGGGTCTTCTGACCAACCCATTTATTCAGATCTGCCTGTGTCTGCGTTGCCCCTTTGATGTCGCCCGTGGAAAGCTGGATATAGGCTTTTAGTTCCGATGCCATGATGTGGATCCCGCGAGAGACAAGCGTTATGGCTCCATTGAGCCATGAGAAAAAGGATTTGACGTCTTCGTTCCCCGCGAGGTCGTTGAAAGTCTGGGAGATCTCCAACAGTGACGGGGCGAGCTCGGCGCCGGCAGTCTTTGCGAGGTCGTCGGTGCTTTTGTTGAGGTCCTTCATTGCCTCGTCGTAGTCACGGAGGCTCTGGGTCTGCTCTTCGGTCATGACCTGGGCGGTGTTGAAATATTCCTCCATATCTTCTCGGCTCATGTTCATGTAACCGGCAAGGTTCTGGTACCCCCTCCCGAAGACGGCGTTGGCGACAGTCACACGGTCGGCGGAACTCTCCAGTCCTTTCATCCCCTGGATGATCGCGGGGAACAGTTCGGCCGATGATTTCAGGCTGCCGTCAGCGTTCTTGTAGCTGATCCCCATGTCGTCAAGGTATCCCCGGGCCTCCTCCCCGGCAGCCCCCATATCCGAGAGGTTGATCTGCATCTTGTTGACGGACATTGCGAGCGTGCTGATATCACTCTCAGCGTACCGGGCTACGTTGTTGAACCGCTGCAGCTCCTCGTTGCTCATACCGGTCGTGACGGACAGCTTATCGATGGTCTCGACAAAATCCGATGCCTGGTTCGCCAGGTCAACGAACTTCTGGCCGTACTGCATGACCTTATCGAAGACCATCATCGTAGCGGCCATCGATACCGATACATCGCGGTAGAACTGGAGGACGCCGCCATCGGCTTTGCTGATGCCGTTGAGGAAGTCGGAGGTATCGAGCCCCATCTTTGCGAAGTAACTCATCAGTCCGTCATCAGCCATGTTTCTGCTCCTGTCGTGCTGCTATTCCGTCCATCGCTGCCGCAATCTCCTCCGGGCTGGCCTTCGTCTTATCGGGGAATATCCGGAAGGCGTCCGGCTTGAACGCTGGTGCGTTCTTGCCCCTGTTGATGTTGACAAGCACGGCACACTGGACCGCGTTCAATGAGTCCATGAATTTCCACTCCTCGTTTCTCTGCTTGATCTTTGCATCGGCGATCCGGTAGAACCGGGCCGGGGTCATACGCCAGAACTGGTCCGGGGTCAGCCCGCACAGGCCATACGCCAGGCTCTCGTTGGCCTTGCGATAGGCCGTACTCAGTTTTTTTCATGAGCCTCTGCAGGTTTACCAGGCACCGGGTCTTTCTCCGGTTCACCGAACCATTCCGAGAGGACCAGGGCGCGGCGGAAGCTCTCGTACAGGGCCATCATACCTGCCGGACCGGTGAACCCTTCGCGGCAGAACTGCCTGACCAACTTGTACGCCGCTTCCCTGCCGGGCGGACCCTGCTGAACCGCGTGGACCATCTTACCGTCATCGTTGACATTCCGCAGCCCTCTCCAGAGAATTGCCGTGGCGTTGTTGAAGGTCCGGTGGTGCGGGTGGAACGCCTCGAACAGGGAGATCGTCTCCTCAATCTTCTCGACATCCTCCGGCTCGAAAAAGAGGGCGTATTGTTTGCCCCCTATGAGGATCGGGAACGACTCTTCAGGCATTCAGGCACCCCTCACACGTAGCCGTGCGTAACCTCGATCCACGTTACCTTCGGGACACAGTTGGTCTTGTACACGGCCACGGACACCATGATCACGGACCCGGATGCAGTTCCAAGTGTGATTGCGGCTGACGGGGTTGCGGTTGCCAGTGAAGTGTTGTTCACATACGCCGACTCTCCCGCCGTCGCATAGGTCAGGGTGACTTTCACGCCAGTATCGGCAAGATCCGTAGTGACCTTGTATCCATAGGTGGTTGCGGCGAATGTTGGCGAGAGGGTGAGTGCTGTTACGCCTTCATCAGTCACGTCGATATCCGTAACCCCTGCGACTGCGGTTGTCAGCACGGTGATCGGGCCGGACTGTGCCACCTTGAAACTCATGGTGGCGTTGCCTTCCTTCTCGAACTTCGGAGTCCCGATGCTGCTGATATAGCCGCTGAACGACCATGCACGGGCTACCCCGGACGCCGATGTCGGGGCAACAATCATCCATGTGGATACTGTCTGATTATCCCACATCGTCCGGAGGGCGTCCTGTTCGGCTGCCCCGCAGTAGTTGAGATCAACACTCAGTTCCCCGGTATCGATCATACCCGGTCTGCTGGTTTTCACTTTTCCGACGCTGTTGTGGGTTGAGGTGTCAACCTTGTTCAGGGTGTTGACCACATCGGAAGCATTCATTACCTCTCCGTAAACGGTCGTACCGCTGATGATGTTGACGCCAAGCCCTGAAATTGACTGGTTTGTCATTCCTTAATCCTCCAAATTTCTCATACGTTGTGCTGGATCAGGAAGTCCCGGTGGACCATCCAGATCCCGAGGTCCGGGTTGTTGTCCGGTACCGTCCCCTGATCATCAATCCTGATCACGTACACGCCCGGGGTCAGGCCGGTGTCCGTAACCATGTTCAGGCTGTCCGCGATGAGTTCAGACAGGTTATCTGCCGCCCCGTCGCTGGATGCCCATGCCGTACACTGGATGCGGGTCTGTGCCGTGCATCCCCGATTATGGGCCCGGGGCGGGCGTTTACTGTCCACCCGGTTGACACTGATTGCCGGGAACGTGGGGTTGGTCGGGAGCTGTGCCCGGTAGACCCGCGTTCCTACGACATTGGCAACCGCCGTATCCGCTTTCAGCCGGGTGATCACGGCCATCGTGACGTCCTTCATCAGATGATCCCTCCAAGGAGATCGGGCCGGACACTCTGGGCGGTTTCGAGATCCGCTTCCCACTGTGCCCGGTCGAATGCTCCGAGCAGGATCCGCTGGTACTTTGCGAGGTTGGCATCCCACGCAGGCCGCCAGCGGGGTTGGGGGTTCTGGTGATAGACCCGTCCGAGCGAATCCTTGTCGATGAATCCCAGTTCCAGCCGCCGTGCATACGGGGCGTTGGTGCCGATAAGCGCCACCTGCCGGAGGCCTTCGCTGGTCATCTCGACATGGACGGACCGTCGGAGTGTGCCGGTCTTGTAATGGATGATGGATTGCACGTCGTTCTTGTACTCGTTCGCCGCCAGTTTGACGACCGCCGCTTCGTTCTTCTTGACGTTAGCACCGATCTTCTGGATATCCCGACTCATCTTCGCAAGGCAGGAGAAGTCGAACGAGAACGAACTCATGGGAAAAACACCCGGAAATCAATCGCACGGCCGGTAATGACGCCGATAAGGGTCAGTACGGATGCCCCGAACAGCCCGATGATGGCATACAGGATCTGTTTCTGCAGATCACGGACCTCCTTGATGTCTTCTCGTAGCCCGGCCTGGTGTTCTTTGACGGTGCTGATCTCGCATTCGAGGGCTTCCAGTTTGGAGGTGTAGATTTTCCCGCGAAGTTCGCATACTTCGTTTGTTACATACTCTTCGGCCATCACGCGCCTCCCGTTGCCCCTGCTGCAGCAATCTCGCAGGTGATGTGCGAGACCGAGGCCTGGGCTGCCTCATAGGTCTGCTTAACAGAATTGATCCGGAACGTGCCGGCAAATCCGAGCGTGGTGCTGGTCAGGGTGTCGCCTTCGTTCACGGCCGTGCCTGCAGGGAGCAGGACCCGGGGCGTGCTGACAATCATGGCCGATCCTTTGTTGGAACGGAATGATTCAGCAGGAGACAGGAACCGGCACGCAACGGTTGCTGTCACGTCCGTAAACATGAGCTCGCCGTTGCTGTCGAACGCTTCCGCCTTGACGCCGTTCACCACGGCTGCCCCAGGTGTGCCGTTGTTGTCGGTGATTACCTCATCATTCAGGAAGGTCCCGGTGATGGTATGCAGGGTCAGGGTGCCGGATGCTGAGGACCCGGTCGAGACAATGACCGCGGTGGCGTGTGAGGTTGCGCCCGTGAGGGTTTTGCCTGCAGTGAACACTGCGGTCCCGCCATCGTACCCGAGCGTGAAGTTCTGCTGCAGCTGGTGCAGCGTGGCGCTGTGAATGAGGAAAACTGCCGGGAGGACCATTATAAAGAGAGCTCCGTGAAGAATACTGGATCGGTGGTCGTATCCAGGCGCATATCCCCGATATCCGCGTCTGCCCGGGTCACGTCTGCCTGATCAGAGGGCAGAACATCAACACCTGTAGAGGCGTAATATTTCAGCATTTCCGCGTCGGCTTTCTCTTCGTAGGCTTTCGCCTCTGCTTCCGGGGATGTGCCGAAGGAGATGTCCCCCCCAAGAGAGAGCGAGTTGGGCCGGCTCAGCTCATGGGACTGCCTGCGCTTGAGCCATGCCACCGTTTTATAAACGGAAGCACGTTTCAGGTACGTTGACGATGCCGGAGGAGTGAGGTCTTTAAGTGCGAGGAGATCGTCGATCTCCCCGTCACTGACAGCAATCCTGGCGGTTATGTCCGAGGTGGTGGCTGTGCCGGTCGCTGTTCCGACTTCCAACTGAACATCAGTGTAAGTGCAGTACGCCATCGCCCCGCCTCACACTACCGCCCTTTCTTGTTTCCCTTCTTGCCTTCGTTCTGCGATGGCTGGTGCTCGGGAGGGTCTTCTTCGATGGGCTCGGGCTCGGCTGGCGTCATCGGGACCGGGTCGCCTTTCACCTGGAGAGGGTGAAGCCGATCCTGCGGAAGGACACGCGCTATTTCTTCCGGGAGCTCGATCTTGTCTCCCGGGCCATAGGTCACGTTATCCTTCCGGATCTTCCCGCTCTTGACCGTATATTCGGGCATGTGATGGTTCACCTCACAGGCTCGTTACGGTACAGATCGACTTCGGCTCAGTGAACCGGGCGATCAGGGAACTCACGGTGATCCCGCCAACGGGCGAGAACTGCTTGGACGGGCCGTTCTGGTACACATCGTTGAGGTAGTTCGCGCCGATCACGAGGTCGATGTACCGGCCGACCGGGTCGACAGGGACCATCACTGCGGTATCGACGGTGAGGTTCCCGCCGAAGACCTTGATGATGTCGCCTTTCGGCTGGTTGGGGTACGGGTTGAGCAGGTCGATCAGGTCCGTCCATTCCCGGACGCCGTTGGTCGAGCGTGCCTTCTTGGCCTCGTTGAAGTTCGTCGGGTGCATCAGGAAGTTGTAGTTGACCCCGACAATGTTGTCTTCGTCGAGCTTGTCCAAGGCATTGGCGATCGAGGTGGTTGCTCCCCCGAACGTGCTGGTGGCCGAGCCGGTCGCGGTGTTGTCCGCGATCTGGTAGATACCCTTCTCGATGTAGTTGGTGCCGTCGGGCTTCCAGCCATTGATCAGGTACGCATCTTCCTCGACTCCGACCATCTGGGCAGCGGAGACGACGTTCGTGGCACCGATATTGATGCCCTTGGAGGTGAAGAGGTCCCAGTCCATCTTGGCAATCTCATATTCCTTCCAGAACATGATCATGTCGATCTCGGACGGCGTGAGGGTCAGCCGGTCGACACCGGACCCGACTGCAGGGATTGCCCTGCCGGTCTGTGCAGCACCGAGCTCCTTGATCTTGTTGAAGTTCACGCGGTACTTGTCCGGGCCGAGGACCTCCTGTTTTGCGAAGAGCTGGCGCCCGATAAGCATCTGGCGGATCGGTTCTTTCAGCACGCCGTCGAAATAGGTCGCGGCCTGCCTCTCGAAAGTGATTTCTCCTGACATGGTGATTACCTCGCCCAGTTTGCCTTGATGCGTTTCGGCGTCGCGGCACTGGTCTTGGATTCTGCCGCATACGCGACAACGTAGCCGGCGGTGACTCCGTTCTTCATGTTGCCGTCAGCGTCAGCGATCAGGGGATCGCCCTTGACGATATCGGCAGTGCAGCCGGTACCCAGCCATCCGTAGAACTCGAAGTCCCCGGACTCGTGGACCTTGGCCCGCTTGTTGACGGTATACAGGGTATCCATGTCGACCGGGCGTTCAAGCGGTGAGGTCTCCTCATACCCGAGGACGCCAGTGATATGATCCACTGCGGTCCCGCAGACAACATCGTCATCGGTCGTTCCTTTCTTCACGAGCGAGCCGGGATAACAGCCGGCCGCGGTCTCGATCTTGGCCTCTGCGGTCTTTGAGGGCTTGCCGGAGAGGATGATCTTGCTGGTTGGAGTTGGTGAGTTGGTCATGGTCATCAGTCCTTGTAGCACCGGTTCTTTGCGTCCCAGGTGCCGATGCCGGTGTTAACGACCGGGGTTCCCTTGTCTGCGGGCGGGTGCTCGTCGCCTTCCTCCTGGGTGGGGGCTTTCATCTTGACCGCGGCGATCTTGTTGGCGAACGCAAGCGGGTCCTTGTCGGCCCCTTCCTGCGTGAAGCCGGCGATCGTGTCCTTCTCGACATCGATCAGGCCCTTCGGGAGGGTGTTCTTCAGGTCGGTCCATGCAGCCTCTTTCTTGGCTTTTTCCACGGCTGCAATCTTGTTCGACAGCTCGAGGTTCTGGTCCTTGAGCGTCTTAATCTCGGCATCCCGGTTGACGATCTCCGCTTCCTTTGCGGCGATGGTCGTGTTGGCTGCCTCGATCTGGGTTTTCAGTTCAGCGTCTGCCATTTCGTCAGCGTCCTTGTCCTGGTTCTTTGCCGGAACGTCCTGCTCCGGAGGTGCCGGGTTGGTGTTCTCACACGGCTTCTTCTCTTCGTCGGATATTCTCCCCGACATCTCGTTCAGAAGCGTTGTGAGAAGGTCCACGGCCTGTTTGAACCGGGACTGGTTCTTGTCGGAGATGACACGGCCTGCATGTGTGGCTTCCATGTTATCCTCCTGGATGTGTTCAGTGTTCAGGAACATCGCAGCCTTATCGCGGGGCTGGATCTTGTCGTCCTGGACGAAAACAAGCACGTGGTTCGGGCGCACCTTTCCTACAAGATGTCCGTCATTACCCACGTCGCAGGTAAACCCGGTAGAGAGCGAGAGTTTGCCCTCATCATAGAGTCCCTGCATTCTGGGATCGGTGAATGTTATCCGGCCGACCAGCCGAGGCTGGCCGGGAATAATTACCTGGGTCTCGGTGAGGGTGCCCGGGACGGATCCCGGGTTGCCCTCGTAGTCCTTGACCGTGTTCAGGGCGGATGCGATATCCGACTCGACAAGAGCGAAGTCTTCCGGGTGCTCCTGTGCGAAGATCGGCGGGCTGGCGTCCCATGCGGCCTCTGTGCCCTGGAACGCTTCAGCGTCAAGGAAGATCTTGAATTTCGATCCGTCCGCGTTCTCGTATTCCATCCAGCGGTTAAGTGCCTGAAGAATAGTTTCGTGGGTGTCGTCAGACTGGATGAACTCCGAATGGCCGAATACGATGACCCGGTTGGTAAGCCGGATAGAAGAGTGGGTGTTTGGTGCTGTTGCTACTTCAGCCATTGAATATATTTGATCCGCAGAGCCTTTTATCTACTGGCACGGGTTTACCAAAGGTTAGGAATCAAAAAGAGGGCCGTTAACACGGGCATTTTACCCGTGCGCTCGTCGGGTAATTCGTTGTATATTCTTTCGTCCATCGCCACACGCTGTTCCGGGACCGCTTGCCCTGGTTGTGGTTGCGGTAAAGCACGTTCAGGTTCCGGGCGAGATCGCCCCAGGACTTGTGAGCGGGGCCGGGCCCGATGTGCTTCAGGATGTAGATCTGTTCGTCCTCCGAGAAGTCGATCGGGTTGCCGCTCATCGGGCCGCCCGGTACTCCTTATAGCACCTGCAGCCGGGATCGGTCGGGCAGTCTGAATCTCCGGAAGAATACACATGGCCGATCTCGACCCATCCCTCCGCCTCGTTCGCAGCATGTTCCGGGCGGACCTTCTCATCGTGCGAGGTCATCCAGTGTTCTTCCATCCGGACACCGTCGTCCTGAATGGAGAGCGCGAATTCCTTGTTGCCGGCCTCGTATGCTTTTCCTGTTTCGAAGACCGCTATCCGCTGCGCCCGGGCCTGCGACATGTCGACGAATTCAGACCTGATACCTTTTGCGATCTCGGTGTAGGATTGGCCCTCATCGAGACCGCGGCCGATTACTCCTTTAACCCGGTCGGATGTGGTATCCTGGATCCCCTTGATGTAGTCAACGGACCCGCCATTTTTCTGGAACCATGCCCCGGCCCTGGGGTTCTTGAGGTCCCAAAACTTGTTGCCTTTGACCCATTTTCCCTGCTCGTAATGGCCCCCTGCAAGGAACCCGGCAGATTCCGCCGCGACAACAATCTCCTGCAGTTCCGGAAGGGTCTCCTGCGCAATAGTGCCCCAGACCTGGTTCCATGCATCGTTCAGGCCCGAAGGCAGCGGGGCGGCCTTGTTGGTGAACCGGTGCTGGATGCGTTCGAGCTGGTCCAGGACCATGAGGCCCTGCTTGCGGAAAAAGCGGGAGAATGCCTGCTGGTGTTTGCGGGCGATAGTTGCCTTCTGTGCTTCCCTGAGCTTGCCTGAATAGCGGGGGGTCATGCTGCCGGCTGTTCCTCCTCCCCGTTCTCGATGCCGAGCACGGTCTGGATGAGCCGCTTGCCTTTCTGCCCGGTGATGCCATACGGGTCGAGCTTATCGACAGCCATCGCTTTGATCGCCAGATCAGCCTGTGCGAACGCGGGAGACTGCGCCAGGGCCGGGGGTGCACGGGCCGCCACATCCTCGCGGAGCTTTGCCAGTCCTTCTTCGTCAAGTTCTGATGCCTCGAGCAGGCTTCTAATCTCGTTTGTGAACAGGGACCCGTTCCGGGCGCCTTCCATGGCCTGCTTGAGCCAGAGGTCGGATTTGTCGATCGATGGTGAGGGAATATCGATATGGACCGTGTACCCTTCGTACGCGTTGGCGTCCAGGTAGACCTGCAGCAGCTGCTCGAAGGCTTCCGCGATCCACTGATGGATGCCCCGGACGTATGCATAAAGGAGTTCCTGTTCGGCATTCGAGGACCCACTCATCGGGGCGGCACCGGTGTTGTTCAGCATCGATACCGGGCTGAAATAATCCACGATCATCCGGTTCAGGATCTCGATGGTTTCCAGCGCAGAGGTGGTGTCTTTCAGGTCCGGCACGATAATCTCGAAGTTCGACCTGAGCTGCATGCCGGAGTTCTTGCCCCAGTTGTTGAGGAGGGCCTGCCCGTAACGGATATCGTCCCCTGTCGGGTTCGTGATCTTCAGGAACATTAGCGGGGCCCCGGTACGGTTAACCTTCTGGACCTGGGCCTGCCATGCGAAATCCAGCATCGTGAGGATCGGGATGATCGGGATAATGGTGGGGGATCCCGCAAGTTCCGTGCTCACCGGGTCTTTTACCGTGAAGATGTTCTGGAGTTTCTTCTGCAGCATCTTTGCGGAGATCTCGGACGGCATGGTGCTGATATCCGTCGGGTTCAGGGTCTGCCAGTACTCGATTAATTCGGGGTCCTCCGGACTGATGACGATCCCTTTCAGCACGTCCGAGAACAGGGCCGTGCGGCCGTATGGCTGCGTGCCGAAGGTTTCCGGCGGGAGATGCCTGAGCTTCTGCAGCACGTATTCGTTGCCCTCGTATCCCCATACCGGGTTGAACAGCGACATGCCAAACCAGAAGGCATCATACCATGCCAGCTGCAGGGCGGGCCACAACCTGACGTTTTTCTGGTCGCACATCAGGGTCAGCCGGTTCTCCAGTTCAGGATCGGATTCCTGGTCAGGGTCGAGCACCCGGATTTTGTACTTCTCCTGGAAGATGAGGTTCCGCTGCTTGTGCGTGACTCCGGCGCCGTATACGTTCTTCGCATACTTCACCAGTTTATCAGCGGTTACTCTGGTCGTCCTTCTATCCCCGTACGGGACGGAGGAGAGGTATACGATCCCCTCCTCGGTCTTCCCGTCCATCTGTGTAGCCTGTGGCTGTGTTTTTTTC